CAACAGAATCTTTAAATTTTACCATCATCCACTCAGGAGCTGACGATAATCCGTGTCCGATTGTGGCTGCCGCATTACCACCATTTCCAGTATATTCTACAATAGAAAACCCAGCAGTTGTATTAGCTTGGACAGTTGAGGTAATTGAACCATCAGGATTACTTGCAGTAGTTCCTCCATTTGCTGTCCAATTCCAACTCACATACGATTCTCCACTTGTATTGATTGACACATCATCTTCAATCTGTTGTCCACCAGCTAAAAACTTTTGTAATCCATCTGCAACTGTTGTACTTGCTGCTGTGGTATTAGATGCAAAAACTAATTGTTTACCTCGTGAACTATCATATAACTGATGATTGTCAGTAGCATCTCTGTTCTTCGTCCACACTAATCCACTTATGCCTTTAGCTGTTTCTGGTAGGTTGTCTTGTTGTAAAGCTAAAAAACCAGTTGGTGGGGTGTAGGTGAAAGATTTTTGACCGAAGTTAGCTGTCCAACCACCACTATAACCAGTAGCACCATCACCCATAGCAAAAGTATAATTACCATTAGGTAAGGATATTGTTCCTTGACTAGAATTATTTTTAAAAAACTGAACAGTATGATTATCTAAATCTAAAGCTATTCCAATTATATCAGTTGATGTATAAGTTGCATAAGTTGCAGCAGAAGCATTTGCTGATGTATAATAAACAGAACCATTAAACCCATAATACATATAACCAGCTACACTCCCATCTGAGGTTGCTGGTAATCTTGTTGTATTTGATGAGTAAGGAACATTAAGTGTTGATACTACACCAACCTCAGAACGACCCATAGAATCACAAGTAAACTCTGCATAATATTTACCACTTCTTGGTTTTAGTGTAGCATTGTGATGTGAGAAATCAGAGTTTCCAGTAACAAGTTTTAAGTTACCCTCACTTAATGTTCCACCAGTTCCTTGTAATATCGCATGATTCTGTGTCGGACTATCGGTGGTCTGGTCTGTACTAGCTAAATTTGTAGCACTCAGGTCATTTCCATTTCCACTCGTGTCATCTCCGAGTGCTGAACTATCTTGAAACTTTAATCTAAACCCATTTGTGCCATAAGTAATTCCAGTTAATGTTTTAGGTATCCATCTGCCAGTTGAGGTATCAGTAACTCCAAAGGTATCAGGTGTTAATGCTGTGCCATCTACAAAATTTACTTCTGCCATATAACCATCCCAATCACCAAATGAACCATCATAAGTTGAAACATAATTAGCATACTCAGACCCAAAGTAAAATTCATCATTTAAACTTGGGTTAGAACTTGATGCAAAAGAAGTTACCCTTTCACCATCAATGTACAACTTCACTCTATCCCCAGCAGTAGCATCAGTTGTGTCCACAGCAGCCATTAGGTGATACCATTTTGAAGTATCTTCTAAGGTTCTATTTGTATACCAATCAAGTGTCGTTGTTGATGAACCAGTTGTGTATTTACCAAGTAAAAGTCTTAATTGTGTTGGATTACCAGACCCACCATTATATAATCCAAAAACACCATATCTTCCCGAACTTCCGTGGAAAACACCATGAATAGTCATTGAATGTTCACTTGATGCATTAATTAGTCTACCTCGTTTAACCCAAGCACTTATAGTAAATGTTTTTTTACTAGTACCAGTTCCACTAGGTGTTCGTGATAACACAGGACTATCAGCACTATTAAATATACAACTATTATCTATCGTGCCATTATCTGTAAACGGTACGAAACGTCCAACCCTCTGACCTCCACCGTTGCCTTCGTAGATTATCGGAAAGAAATATTCTTCGCCATTTGGTATTGTTGGTGTTGCCATATTAACTCCCTAAATTTTTTGTGCAAAGTGCCAAGAACCCACTCGGAACACTATATTTAAAATCACCGATTCCATTTGCATCACTATTACCACCAGCAGTTATAAGTCCTGCCATTGTTCCATCTTGTCCAAAGTTATGTGATGTACTTATTGTTGGTGTATAACCACTTGTATCTGAACCTTCACAAGGCATCCAAGTAAAACCACTTGTTACTGAAACTGCTGTACCCAAAGCACTACCATTTTTTGTAAATGTAACTGTGTTGGGAGTAGAATCTAAATCTAAAGCTAAACCTATGATGTCCCCATTTGTAGATGCAGCTAAACCTGTTTGAACTGCCACACCATCTTTATAAAGGGATGTTCCCCAATAACCTACTGTTGACCCTCCATTATCAGGTGTATTTATAGGAGGTAATTTATTTGGTGATACTTCAGTGGAAGTTGCACCAACTTGACAATGATATACATTTGCAAGATTTCTTCTACCCTCCCAATACCATTTACCTGTTGATACTCCAATCGTTCCTTTGATTCCGTGAGTTGAACCAGCTGACCCAAGTGAAGTTTTTAAATTACCTTCACTAGTTGAAAATGTTGAAGTCTTATCTAAAGGATTCATTACACAAAAATTATTTGTAGGTGAGTCGGGAACTTGATCATGTGAGGCAAGTCCACTTGTTGTAAAATCATTACCATTACCTGATTCATCATCACCCAAATCTGCACTATCTCTACCATCAATATGAAAACCATTAGTACCAAAAGTCAAATCACTTACATCTTTAGGAATCCATATTCCAGAACTGTTATATTCACCAAAGCTAGATGGGTCTAGTGCTTGTCCATCTATAAATACTATTTCTGCCATATAGCCATCAAAGTAACCACTTATAGAACCACTTGGTCTACTTACTCCAATATCGTGTAAAGAAGTTGTATTAAAATAACCTTGATAATTTAAAGCAGGATATGTTTCTGTACTAAATGAAGTTTCTCTTGTTCCATTAACATAAATGCGAACTCTTTCAGAAGCAACGACATTAGTTGTATCTTGTACAACAACTATATGGTACCAAGCTGAAGGGTCTCTAAACTTTCTATCTGTTATTAAATTTATTTCAACACTTCCACTTGCTGCAGCATAAGTAAAATCATCTTGATAAAAACCTATGTATGCTGCTACACTAGCTTCAGCTCTTGAGAAAATAAATTTAAAACCACTTGAATCAAGATTACCTCTTTTTATCCAAACACTAAATGTCCAAGTTCTTCTGTTACTTGCTGAGCCAGGTGTTCTACCCATTCGTCCCGAATCATCATCATTAAATCTAATTGATTGGTCTATTGTATGTACAGGAGTAGTTCCTCCTTGAGCTGCTGCTCCTGCTAATAAATTATTATTAAATATACTCATTAAGCTGTCCTTGTTTTTGTCTTTCTTTTTTGTTGTTCAATAAATTTTCTATAAACTAATGCTGCCTTATTTTTACCTGCAACTTTTGCTCTTTGTTCCATTGCAATTGCAGCTTGTGTTTTATGATTATGTTTACGTCTTGAGTTTTTTATTTTTCTCACTGACCTTTGTGCATCTGCTACTGTTGTAAACTTTAAACCATGTATTGTACCTTTTGGGTCTTCATCAGTATATAAGTCTGAGTGTTTTTTACTCTTAGCAGGTTGACCTTTTTTTCTAGGTATTCTTGCTACCATTAAGCTGTACTCACATTCAATGTGGCTACTGCATGTACGTTGCTTGACGTAAACGTAATATAGTCAATTCTATCACATGCACTTGCACCTGTTGATAATGTTGGAGCAGTCCCACCAGGGAATTTATAGTTAGCTCCAAATGATAAAGTTCTACTACCAGTTCCATCTTGTATTACAAATATACTTCCTGTCTGACCTGGAACACAGTTTGTAGGATTTTCTAAAGTTCTGTTATCTGTTAATTGTACTGCAAAGTTTTGTCCATTATTAAAGTTAATTGCAATACTTGTACCATCTGTTAAACTTACAATGTCAGCTACTGCAGCTCCATCCATTCTAATTCGTTTACCAAGAGTTGCTGAAGTATTTGCACCCAAAGCACTTACATAAACTGATTGAGCAGATACTGTACCTGTTATTGTACCACCTGCTAATGGTAAATGATTAGCAATACTTGTAGCTAGTGCTGAAGAAACTGTAGCTAGTTCTGCACTTGTTGCAAAGTCTAGTCCATCAACAACTGTATTAATACTTGTAATGGCTGCTACATTGGTAGCTATATCAGCTTTGTTTACAGATGTTAATACTGAAACTGCAGCTATATTAGTATTACTATTTCCAATACTTGTTGCTAATGCTGACGATACAGTTGCTAACTCAGCACTTGTAGCAAAATCTAAATTATCAACTACAGTATTAATACTTGTAATCGCTGCTACGTTTGTTGCAATGTCAGCTTTATTAACTGAAGTTAAAACTGATACTGCAGCTATGTTTGTATTTGAATTACCTATTGAAGTTGCAAGGGCTGCAGATACTGTAGCAAGTTCAGCAGAAGTTGCATAGTTACCACCATCACCTATGATTGCATTAATTGAAGCAATAGCTGAAACATTTACTATTATATCAGCTTTATTAACTGATGTCAAGGCTGAAACATTTGCAACAACTGTATTAATTGAAGTTATAGAATCTAAATTAGTTTTAGTTAATGCAGATACTGCTGCAACATTTGTTTGAGTTGCAACTGCTGTGCCACCTACATAAACATTTGTTCCTGCAAAAACATTAGCTGCAGATACATCACCTGTAAAGACTGCTGAAGTACCACTAATAGGAACTGAAAAAGTTGCTGCTCCTTGTGGAACAACTAAACCTGTTGAAACTGAAACTGTACCAAATGATTGATTAGGATTAACATTTAGTGTACCACTTGTATTAACAGTTGTTGATGTTACACCATTAACAGTTGCATTAAGACCTGTTCCTGCAACTACTGCATTTACTGTACCACCTTCAGCAGAAGGAACATTTACTAGACCTGAACCATCACCTACAAAAAATGCTGCTGATACTGTACTTACGATTGTTGCATTGTTAGCTAATAATGAAGTAGCACTTACAGTAGCTGCATTAAAATCAGTAACACTCATTGTGGAAACTGTCATAGTTCCTGCAACATTTAATGTATTAACTGAAACTGCTGAAGCACCAAAATCTTGAATGTTACTTATTGTACTTGTTAAGGCAATACCTGTGTTACCCTCAGTACCATCATTGTTAGTAATGTTAATACCATTACCTGCAGAAAAACTTCTTTTATAAACATCAGTACCTGAAACAACTACATAACCTGCACCACCTGTAATGTCTACAATTGCATTTAAAGACGATACAGTTGCAGTTAGATTTACACCACCTATTGCAAAAGTACCATTAACATTTAATGTAGAGTTGTTGAGTTGTAAAGGTGAGTCTGCATTATCACCTGACTGAATAGTCCTTAGAGTTGTAGTAATTCCTTCATTAGCTGAAGTCTTTACTTGCATTAATCGCTTATATGAATTTGATATTTCTTGTCCAGTTAAATCAGGCATTTGTGTTACTCACTAAGTTCCAAAATTGGGACGTTGCTTCCCAGTTAGTATTCTGATTTGCCCAAGTAGTCAAAGCTTCATTTTGAGTAGGTCTTGGGTTTCTAATCGTTTCGTCATCTTTTACATTTGGTGCTTTATTTTGTGGATGATTATTTTCATCATAAGCACCATCAAAATCAGTAGGGCAAACTAATAAGCCATAAGAATTTAACTTCATAACATTATGAGGATAAACAAATCCACATACGTCACATACTGCTTTTGCTCTTTTACCTACTGCCATTATATTACACCCATCTTAGGTGTAATGTAAAGTGATGCACGTTCTTTATCTTCAGTCATTGCAAAGCCAAGTCTTTCTTCGTACTCAGCTTTTAAAAATCTTGCTCTTGCTTCAGTTATTCCTGGTCTTTTTAATGACATATAATATGCTAGACCAGTTGTTAATGCAGGTAAAAATCTTCTAGGCATATCTGCATTTTGTATTGCAGATTTATTTACGTCCTGCATATAATCAATCTTTTCAATTTTTAGTTTATCAGTATTAACATCTGATAATGACCATAGATGTAATTGTACATTATCACCAAATCTTTTAACTGCATATTGTGAAGGTCTACCTGTTTGTCCTTTATTAGGAACTTTTAAATATTCTTCAAACGATATACGAGTCATTTCTAAATCTGTATTATCTCTATTAATAACAACTTGCATTACGTCACTTACATGACTACCTAAACTTACTTGAGACGTACTTGCAGCAATACTCACAATAGTTGTATTTGTTGTCCATAAACAAACACCTCTATTTTGCCAGTCATTTAAAATAAGATTAATTGAACGTCTAGCACTTCTAGGTTCTTCACCAAGAGTTACTTCACCACCAATCATTTCAGTAGCTTCCTGTATAACGTCACCTATTTCTAAATTAAAGTCATAAGTGCCTGACGTATTATTTGTTGCCATTTAACTTCCTTGTCTAGCTTTGCCATATCCACGATAACTTTTTAAAGAACCACCCATATATTTTTTTACTGGCTCTTCAGTATCATAACCAAGTTCCTTTATTAAATCACCTATAGCATCTTTTTTAGGTGGTTTAGGTTTAGCTTTAGCTTCTGGTTTTGCTTTAGTTTTTACAAATGTAAGTCCTGCTCCAAGTTCTTCAATAGGTAACTTAGCATTTTTTTCTTTCATCTTTTTTACTTGCTCTTTAGTATATGTAACATTTTCTAACATATCTAAAATATCTTTTTCCTCTTTTTTATTTTCCATATTACCTACTCCTTCTTCCTTGTTTAAGTTTTTTTACACGTTTACGACCAGGTTTCATTATTTGTTGTGGTATTGAACTTCTACTAATAACCATTATAATTTGTCCTTATATAAACTTTTAATAAATGAAGTACCATCACTTAATCTACCACCACGTTTAAGTCTTTTGTTATATAATTCAGTTTTACCACTAATAGTTTTAATATTAAGTGGACCACCTCCACCACCTTTAGCTCCACGTTTTATTTTTTCAAGAGCTTTATTAATTTTACTCTTAGAAGTTTCTTCAACAATAGTGCTTCTTAATTTTGGTTTTGTTGAATCTTTTTTATCTACATCTTTAAATAGTTTTTGAAATTCATCTGTTCCTTTTAACATATTTCTAGCATCTTGTTTTGATTTAGCTTTAACTACAGTAGAACCTGTTCGTTCACTTCGTTCATTTGGTCCTTTAAATCTAAACATTATTCTATAGTCTTTTTTTTCACTCACTAGTTACTCCCATCTACTACTGTGTTATCTGCTCCTGCAGGACTTGCAGGTCTTGTCATATCGTCACGTCTAAATCTTCT